ACAATATGAAACCTTATGAGACGCCCCGAAACAACCTGATACACCCTGCGCTAGTTGCTTCACCGCGTGGTGCGCTTCACGCCATAGTTGACTTATTCGCCAGTTGGCATCGCGGTAGATATTGATGATCCGCTTGGCCTCATTTGGACTAACTTCATGTCCAAAAGTCTTTAGTTGCATACCAAATTTCTCAGCACCCATACCATAGCCAGCCCCTAGGATTGTGGTCTTACCGATAAACCGTTGCGCTCCGGTAACTTCTTCTTCGGCACAGCCGTATATCTGTGCAGCCATCTTGATGTAAACGTCCTCACCTCGGGCAAAGGCTTCGGTCAGATCGTTTTGCCCTGCCAACCAAGCTAACACTCGCGCCTCAATCTGGGAACTATCCGCATCTATGACACTGTGGCCTTCGGGGGCAATAATACTGTTCTTTAGTTTCTTACCATTGGCCCCACGGCTCGGCAGGTTTTGCAGGTTAATCTTATCTTGCCCACCCCAACGACCTGTATGTGCCGCATAGTATCGGATAGGTACAGGTAAAAGGCCGCGCTTGGATATAGCTATGAACCTTTGAGTACGTGTCTCCTCTAGTGTACTCTTGTTACCTAAGCGAGCCGCGACTAGGGACTGCACCCTATCGTCCTCATGTTCCTGTAATTCTTTAAACGCCTCGTCCGACTTGGCAAAGGCATAGGTTTCCTTGCCTGTCGTAGGGCTAATCTTTCTAGGGGGAGATACACCTAGTTCTTCTAGTAGCGTAGCAAACTTGGCATTACTCATAAGGTCTTTCTTGTCAGTAATGTTTGCGTCCAGTAGTAATTTGTCTTTGCGGTCTTTCACATCTTCAAGATGCTGCTCTAACAAACCTGTATCTAAGTCTAGGAAGGGTTCTATAAACATACGTAGGGTAAGGTCTATCAACTTTAGTTCCTGTCTGGGGAACGTCCTTACCATCTGCGAAAACAGTTCGTATGTTAGTTCTACGTCATTGATACAATAACGTGCGTAGTCACGTATTTCTTGCGTTGTAAAATCGACTAGGCGTTTACCTTTCGCCATAATAACTTCGTTGCCTTTGGCACCAATACCGTATCGCTCGGACATAGCTTTAAGCGAGACACTGTGTTCTGTACCGTGCAAGGCTCTACCCATACACATAGTATCAAACCATGCTTTAGGCTTCACCCCGTAACGCCAACTTAATATCGCTCCGTCAAAAGCCGTGTTGTGTGCAATGACGCCAGTTTTTGCAAAGTCTACAGAACCTAATAGTTCCTTTACTTGCTTATCACCCTGCGCCCATTCGGTTGAGTTGGGGCCATGTTTCAGCCCCAACCCAATAACTTCAAACCTACGATCACGTATATATTCCTCTGTCGTTATCTTCGACAAAGAGAAATCTTGCGCGTAGTAGGTTTCAAAGTCCAACGTAACAAGGTTCACTTCTTTGCTACTTTCTTTAGTGCTAACTCACCCGCACACGCCATGTAACCACAGGCGTCTATGTAGTTGTCAGGATTATCTTTGTTGGACTTGAGCCGTGCGATCTTCAGCAGGGCCATCATCACTGCAACATCAGTGGGCGAGAAAGACCACTCATAACTAAAATACTGCTCCCACAGCATAGCTATGGCCTCAAAGTTATTCTCCATATCGCCATGCGTAGCTTCACGATCTTTGGTGACATACTGCTTGGCGGTATCAAGGACACTGCTACGTGTGTATGTACCTTTTTTAGGCGGCTTACCGCTCTTAGTCAGTTCGTAGGTATAATCGCCAACCTTTGTAGGATCAATCTCGTCCGTTATATGTACGGGTAACGCCTCGTCAGAGCGTAGCCTTTCCTCAACGGCTTTACGTACTTTCCATACGTGTGATATAGAACACTCAAGATGGTCAGCTAACTCCTTATTGGTAAAGCCTATATGCGCGGGGTTCTGCGCTTCTAGTAACAGTTGTACTATCTTATCGGTCTTAGTCTTTTTCTTCTCTTTCTTGGCAGTCATAGTTCTCTCCTCATTCAAATTCTGGTACAAACCAATCATCATCCAACGCCCACAGACAGTAGGACGCTTTCTTTTGGGAACCTAGGCGTGACACCTTGGCTTCCCAAATCTCTCCATCGCGGTGCAGCTTGCCTAACGCAGACTGAACCTCGTCATTAGTCGCGTCTAGCTTAGACGCTATCTCACTAGCCCTATGTGCGAATTGATTGTCTGTCTCAGACAACAAACCAAGTATGCGATCTTCCATCTTAGCTACCACTACGCGTGGGGTTTCCTCCTCGCGTGATTCACCTGCATCGACAGAATGTGTTACGCTCTCAGCGATAACACCCACAACCTGATACTTGGTTGCGTTAGCCATCCTTGAACTGTTAGGTATTACCCGCATCTGGGCAAGTGTGCCTTCGGCAAGGCCATACTTATTGACAAGGTTAGGCGGTATAAACACGCGCTCCCCTTGATCTATGTCAACTCCAAATCCGCATCGCTTATCCACCAATACGTGCTGCACGTATATCTTTAGTGTGTTTAACATTGTTCTCTCACTCTTTTATGATATTGTTTTTATGAGGGTGGCAATAATTTAAACCGAGTTACCTGCGGTCTGCTTTATTACTGTACTACACCTACAGCCACCCTCACCCCTACTAGGACGCGTCCTAGTTAATGCAGGTGTCTTTTCTGAATTATTGCGGCCATGAAGTTATTAGCGTCACGTAAGGCTATATCTTCACCTTTATCTTCGGCCCTCTCACGATCTTCTTTTATGGCTTCGCTTAGAACAGCGGTCACTGCCACCATTATAGAAGGCCATTGTTCTTGCTGGTTAAACAGCAAAACTAAATTGGCAACGATCAACGACATAACTTCGGGTGACGCTTCTTTCGGCGCGGCCTCTGCTATACGGTGCATCGCTACCTCAAACTCTTTCTTATCCATCTTGGTTCTCCTTGAATTTTATCTGGTAACGTCTGGCCCTACTGATAATTAGCTCTACGGGTGATCCTGTAATCCTTGCGGTTTCTGCTATAGAAAAGCCTTGTTGCGCTAGACGTAGTATAGCCTTCGCAGGTCTTGATCTTTCTATCTCCGACATGCGCGGCTTACCGCTGCCTTTAGTGTGTTCTTGCGGTATACCGTAGTTAAGTGATCGACCCCCACAATATTCAATCATCCGTTTGTTCTCAATCAAGGCCAACGCCTTCATCTTTTCCAAGGCTGTCAATGTTCCCTCCTAGCTTCTTTGTACCTGTTACATACATGACGAATAGCTGCTGTGTGATCTTCTCAAGCTCCGCTTTTAGTTCACGGTTCTCTGCACACACGCGCTCGTATTCATGGCGATTAATCATATTGAAACTCCACTTGGTCATATGGACTTGCCCCATGCACGTAAGTCGCTAACGTAACGTGTCAGTTCCTCTTGCGCTGCGAACAGGTTGTTTTTGGCATTAGGCATAGGGTCTTTAGCATGTGCTTTATCTTGCCACATATCTACCTGTTGGCGTAGAAATTTTAATTCTGATTGTTGGGCGGGGGATAACTCTGCACTTTTATCCATTTGGCACACGTATGTTTAGCGTGTCAGTCAAGTCACCAACTGTCCACTCGTTAATGACTACAGCGCAACCCCCCGCTACACGTATCTCCCGCAGGTTCTTATCTTGCAGGGGGGTGGGTTTGTTTTTACCTGCCTTACACTCTATCCCAAAGAACATGCCTCTGTAGCAAGCCACGATATCAGGCACACCGCTTTTACCAAATCCTGCTGTAGCAGGGAAGAAATAGTAAGCACCTAATTCTTTAAGCTGCTTCACTGCTTTGTTCTTAACTTTTGCTTCTGGCGTCATAGCCATGTTGCTCTCCCATTTGTTTGTGACGGGGCAACCAAAGCCCCGCCCTAGGACGTGTCCTAGTATGTATCAGGTACAATCCAATATTGATTATCGCTGATCCTGCCCCCAACACCTGTCACCAGTTCTCCCACCTGTAACATAGCTATAACAGCTAACCTTCCCTGCGCCCAATCGGGCAAATCAGAGACACTGTTGTATATGGGTGAAAGGTCGGTGTCAACACATTCTATACCTATACACGTTACCTTAATGATTTTTCTATCATCTGATAGCGTTATGTGGTATATCATATCTCGTTTGATAGCGGCCACTATATTTCTACAGTGTCCATTACGTAGACAATTTCGTCACATATTCTCATGCCGACTTCATCTACAAACTCACCATGCTCCATCATAGATAGAACAGCTACCTTGTCTTTTATCTCGTCAGGTATCTTATCAGTGCCAATATAGTACTGATGCGTTTCACGCAGTGCCTCGCGGGTGTAGTGGCTCAAGTTCACGCACCTAATGGTCTCAAACTTCTGCTCACCTTTCAACGTAGTACCCGTACAGATAACAGCCGTAGCTGCTAAGTCCTTGTTAAGAGTTGCGCTTACTTGTTGCTTGCGGTGCAGTTCAAAAAACTCATGCGCTTCGGCCTCTAGCTTTTTATCTATGAACGAATACCCAGACGCGACCAGATGCTTCATCTCTGCCATGATAGGCGGATCACGGTGGTTACGCCCAAACAAGGTAATTTGCATCTCATTGACTTTACTGGTCAACTCTCCGTGGCTCATACTCGCAGCATACCCTACATCTTGTATATTGATATCAGCTATAGTGAGGGCTTTGTACGGACGCGTGAAGGTACTTGTGAAGCCCACGGCTTTCTTTAGATTGATCGACATACGCATATAGTGTTGTTCTCTATGAGCATCATAGCGATTGTTTTCTACGTTAGGCGCACACACTACATAGGTCTTATCCCCACTACCCGCATCTTTGAAATCACCAAAGCTAATCCACGCGGCTGTGTACGGATCACCTTTGAAGTGCAGGTATATCTTATTACCTACAACAATAGGCTGTATGCTTGGCTTGACCTTCTTAACTTCAGTGAAAAACTCATATAGTCTTGTACGGGTACTACGTACATAATCCAAAGTGTTGTATTGAGGGTTCGACGCTGCCCTAGTCTTTGCGTCTTTGACAAGTAGATGTTGATACGGCATTGTGTATTACTCCTTGGTTGTGTTGTAGGTGAAGCCAAACATTTTGTTGGCCCATCTGTTGAATGATGAACGCACACCTGATGCGTCCTCTTTGGTCTTGACTGTTTGTATTCTGAAGGTAGTGCCTGTGCCCCACTCGTAGGTTTCTGTAGATACAGCAAACTCTAGTGCTAGGTGGTGAAAGCCTACGTCACCCTCACCTGCTTTTAGTGCGTCAAGTGGAGTAATGTTCCACCTGTTTATATCGGCTTCACCGAAATGGTTTATTTGCTCACGCTTCATATTATGAAGCCATGTGCTATCCTCTAAAGGTAACATCGGTGTCATTACACACGCGTACTCGTACAGGGCGTTGAGTTGAGGCTTCCACTTAGCTTTGCTTTCTTTATCTACGCGTGTCGTAGGTTCGGGGAACGCAGGGCTTACCAGACTAAAGATGCTCCACCCGTCTCGCTTGAAGCGCAGATACACATCATCGTCCTCGGCAGGGCTATCCATGTTCTGCCCCCAATTAGTTTTACCATTAGGAAAGTATGCGCTCTTGGGTAGGTAGTGTTTATCCTCTCCATCAAAGACAAGGTTACGTACAAACTGTTTGCCGCCAGTTACTTCAACGTTCATTGACCTAGGACACGTCCTAGCTAGGAAGTCATACCTACCTGAGTGTGTCCAGTTAAGACCCGACCCGTTGCGTAGGGTAACGTATTCATCTTTACCGTCACGCTCCCACTTAATAGGGGCAAGGGCTAACATCTCTGCGCGTGATACTTGGTTGGGCGTAGAGTAAGTCCAGAAATCTACGTTATCCCCCGAGCCGTTACCATCGAACAAGAGATAGCAATCATCGCTAATCTTTACGATGCGCTCCCACTTGCGCCTACGATCACCTATAGGTCTTACGTCCTGATCTTTCAGTTTACCTCGCATAGGCTTAACACTGTCATAAAGTGCAGCCACTTGATCGAAACTACTTAGTCGGGGATTTGCTTTAGCCATTGTCGTTCTCCATATTATCGGCTTGAATTTCTCCCAAGCCATTACAATTATCGCAGTCTTTCCACACACCTACAGGTTCGTGTACCCCGTTTGATGTTAGTACCCACCGCTCATGCTCTACTTGACCTACGCGGTCAGAGCCTTTGCACTCGGGACAAGCAATGAATGGGTTGAACCGTTGCTTGTACTTGTCCCACGCAGCGGTGAACTCAGCTTCCTCTGTCTTGTCGTACATTCAATCCCCCTCCTCTTTATAACATTTAAGGATGATATCAGCGGCGTTCTTCTGATCGTGCATTGCTGCAAAAACTTTTAACCAAGCCTCGGAACACATATCCTCACGACCTACCATGCGCTTTACGTTGCCCATTAGTTTGAGATCACGTAGGGTCTGTTCTTCGACCATCAGGTGTATCTCAACGTACTTAGCCATTTCAGTTTCTCCCTGCTATCTTTAGGTAGCTGTTTAGCATATCCCTTAGTTGCACTGCGTGTTCTGGGCGTAGGTCAGTGATCCAGATACCCGTATGATCTTCGTTCTCGGGTACGGATCGTATACCTATCTTCAAATCCCATAGGGACAGTTCACCGTCTGCAAACCCATCTGCCGTGATAGTCCATTCTTTGTCTTGGACTTGATCCTGCACGTTGTGTGTTATGGTGACGCCTTTGGATGGACACTTTCGATCCACAGGTTTTAACCATTCACGCCATTCATCTATCTCAATTATATCAGCCATTTCAGTTCTCCTTTACTCTTTGAGTTTTTGTAGAAGTCGGTTCGCTTCTTTGATGGTCACTAACGCTTGTGTTCGTGTAGAACCGTTGTCTGCGCGACCTGATACGTAGTGTTCCAACAGAGCCTTGAGGTCTACGATTACGTTGTAGATATCTTCCTCTGTTTGGATCATTTCATTAACTTCATGATTGATGGTAGTCATACGTCTAGCCCTCCTTATGCACCACTTCATACGTGACGGTCACAGTCACCTGCTTCACTACAACATCATCAACCTCAGCAAATTGACTTTGCCATAACCTAGGGTCAGACGTGTCCAAGTTATCGCAAAACCACTTGCTGCTCTCCATTTCTTCGATGGTTTCATCATCGTTCTCAACAGTGAAGTTCCACTGTGTTGTCATCATTACGTCCTTACTCATTTCCATATCCTTTGTGTTGTACTAGGACGTGTCCTAGTACGTTGATTTTACATAGTGCTTGCGGTGATGTGCAGGGCTTTGCCGTGTGTTGGCTTTGCACCTTTGTTGTCGATGATACACCAGAGCAGAGGGTGGTCCCACGTACCCCAACCGCCAAACAAGTAACCATCGGTAAGAACGATGGACGCTTGGGGCTTGATGTTGTGCTTAGTCATGTACTCGTTGACACAAGTAATATCTGTACCGCCGCCGCCTTTGACTTCGGTGCTAGAGATAATCGTATCTAGTTCATGCTCTTCGTAAACCTCAGCGCCGCACACCTTAGTGTCCCAGTAGATGATGTGTAC